CGCTTGCCAAAGCTGCACGGCCTATTGTTATGTCGAACGTTATTACATTCGCTCCAGGATCAGGAATTACAAGCGTTGTTAAAATGGAAGCGGCTACCGAATGCGGATCATAGATCGTAAGAATGGTATTCTGACCCATTGAGCCGTTTTGAATTGTTGTCGTATAATTACCTGGGCTTGAAGAAGCAGCGAGTTTTAAATAACCATTGTTAGATGCAGCAGGGTAAGATATAAGCGAGCCAGCAGTCCCCGTTAAACCAGCTTGTATCGTCCCAGGATAAATCGCATTGCTCCCCGAATACCCTCTTATTGTCCCCGCGGTATCGGCAAACACCGCTAAGTAATTAGCAGCGATTGTCCCTCCATTAAACATTACAACTTTTGTTGCCGCAGGCTGTGTGGGTGAATAGCCGCCGTCTTCAATCGTGCCTGCCGTATCCTGAAAAACAGCGAAGTGCCCAGCAACTACGGGATTCCCCAGACTATCGACACTAGCAATAATTGGTAAATCAGGGTTAGAGGGTTGTATTCCATCTCCGAAAAATTCAGATAGCGTAATATTTGTGCCATCAATAGTGGCAGTGAATAACCCTATACTTTCCGAATTAGCCCCATGCGCGATAAAGAAAAAATCTGTATCATAAAACGTAGGGTTTAAATATCCTGGTATCTGTAATTGGGTTAACCAATTTGGGGAAACAATCGTATTAACATCATCATTGCAGACGATTCTAACAAGCCTTGGATGAACAGCAGTTTGACCTGCCAGATCAGTACTGTATTGTAAAATACTCATTATGTTACCTATATGTTTTTAATGTTTTTTATTACCCATGCACGCCTTGATAGACAGGCTGTAATACAGGTTTAACGATGACTTCGCTAACTTGAGGCGCAGAGCAGACAATCTGTAAATAAGGAATCGCATCTGTTATGTAGAGCAAGAAAGGAAGCCATTGTCCTGCTATCGTTGCTATCGTAAGCGAGCTGCCATCGACATTAGAAAGCAGATAAGACGATTCATTAGGCGCAGCATAAGGGTGCAACGTGATATTGCAAGATGTCCAATTCGAGGGAAATAAAAGCCCTCGTAATTGCACGCCGCCACAATCAAATATCGAAGAGGCCGTTTGACCCGCTGCAATAGTAAGCGTGTCCTCAGTTATGAAAGTTCGCTTGTAAGTAAATTTTTCTGCTAGTTGTGTCATGTTCTTAATTCCCGATGTACTCAATTGAAAAGAAATTCTTATCCCCGTTTGCGCCAGATGCAGCTCCAATTGTTGTGCTAGACCCTGATTCATTTTCCCAGATCAACTGGATTGAATCTGTACTGCCATTTAAAGGAATCGGAGGGGTAGCACCAGAAGGCGCGCCGTTCGAACCTACTGTTTCTTGCCCTAAAAGTCCTAACCTATAAAACAACGCGCCATTTTTATATATATTTATGCCTTGGCTAGAATTAACAGCCAAACCAAAAACACAAGCTGTAAACCTGTATAGCCCAGAAACAGTGGGTACCCAGCGATACAGCCCGCTATCCCACCAGCTATTAGGATCGTAAACAACATTATTAAATTGTATGGGATGACTTCCTCCAGCAATTGATTGAGTGCTCGCCGCGTTAAAAGATACAATCCCGTAATCGTAACTTGGTGCAGTCGGATTAAGTAACTGCCAAGTTGTTCCGTTATATCTGAAGTCATACCAGGCACCAGCGACCATTTCACCACCTGCTAAACTGGCAAGACCTACAGCAGTTGCTACCTGAATATTAATCGCACTGTTCCCGTTTATTTTTAAAGTCGCTGTACCTGTATTTGTATTTGCTACAAGTACCGAAATAATCATCCCTAGGGAAGGTGCTGCATAATTATTCGCTGGATTGCATACTATTGCATTGACTGAACCAACATCTACACCTGAAACATAGGTAGCCGCTTGTTGTGCTGGAATAGAAACATAACCAGTAGCAATGGTAGAACTGCTTACTTTCTGCGTTAATCCTTCTGTGATAAAGGGCTGTCCTTCTACAGTCGATACTTTAGAAATATCGCCGCCTGTAATGACTGTCTGACCATTGGCTACAGTCACATAATAAAGCCCTGTATAACCCGCGTCAGGTGCGGGAGGAGTTGGCGTAACGCCAGGTGTTCCCTGCTTTGCTTGAAATAAAATTATGTCAGTGCGTGTGTCATAATTATTGTTGAAAATAGGCATGGTCGGGTCAGCAGAATTAAAATAAGGTCTGCTAACATCGTTTACATCTGTTGTATCAAATATCCCCTCGATGAGATAAATAACGCTGTTCCCAGGCGTTGCGGGAGCGGTCAAATTAAGCGTAACAGGATTCCAATTAAACGCTTGTTTATACAGCTTGTGGTTAGGGTCAGTATCAGCAGGAATTACCCCATAGTCTGTCGCGTCATAGTCTTCAAAACTGTACATTGCGCCAACACCCACCACTACAGCTAACCCAGGAGGACTGACAGGCGTACAAGCAAGTCCTGACACAGTCGTTGTGTCGCCAATACCAAGCCCGATTATTGTTTGCGCAAGCCCTGACACGCCCGCCATGTTGTAGTCGTTAGTCGCTAAAATATCAGTCTCATAGGGAACCTGGTTTGTATAAACAATTCGACGCCCGCTTATGTAAAAACTCATGATTTACCCCTTTAAATTCTATGAATAGAAACCCAGCACACAGTGCCTTCGCATTTTGTTAAATTGATACATTGATAAATGTCTTGTTCAGTTACTATTGCTGACAATTCAGTCTCTCCCCCGTACCAGCCTATTGCTGGCGCACCTGCTGCGTCATATCCAAAGTAGTAGTCGTTGTAGCCACTCCTAGACGCCATCGCGCTGTATGCAGATAAAAAGACATCAATAAACGCTTGATACGGGTATGAACCTGACCCATACGAACCATGTGTTCCATAACCTATGCTTTGCGCGGTTGCGGCGGCGTTATAGCCACCACAATCAAACGGCCTCCATGGCTCAAATAAAATGGGATGAAAGCCAGTCAACACATACAATGCGTTATCCATACCAGGTCTAGTCGCGCGCTGTAAAAGCAACGCGGAAGTTATGCGCTGCCTGTACGTATCGTCGCTCTCGTTCGTCCTGCGCGGTAGATAGCCGTTGAAGTAATCCTGCGAAATCAAGTCTAAATTATCATCTGTCGCGGTCTGCAATCGCATTTGCAGATTGTCATAAGCAAGCTGCGAATAATTAAATACGCCAGTCGTCACATAGGCTTGCAATACTGTGTTAAGCAATTCGTGATCCGTGCCAAACCAGTTGACTAATTGCGCAATCAGCCTGTTTTGCACATCGGCTGCCGTACCAATTGTGCTATTAGTCGCTTGTACCCCCACACTACCTGGTACGGGTAAATTGTTATTTATTCTAGGCATTCATCGTTATCGTTATAGTGCCGTTAACAGGTATCTCCTGCCCTGTTAGCTGCACATCTAAAGTTCCGCCATTCACTGTCCAATTTGTCACGTTCGTAATGGGGGAATAGGTATTTCCTGATAACGTTACGTTTGTGTCGTAAATAATCCTTGGAACTTCCGAATAAGGAAATAAAGAGTCAAATCCTTGGCTTGATATATAGCTTTCTAATGCTGCAACAACCGCGTCATGTACTGTCGAATCGGGCATGCTTAAATCCGTAAATACATGCGCGCTAAAGCTCATGGGAAATTGCGTGGGCCCATATGCTGCAAACGCAATAGTAAAACCACGCGTTGCATCTAGCTGGCTGGACACATTCATAAGCAATGTACTGCTAGCATTCCCTGTCCCGTCATCGACCAATGCATAGAAAAAGCCAAGCATTACATTTCCTGCGAGATCTTCGTTTTCAATTAATTCTTGTCTTTCAACGCCAGACACGGAAAGAATGGCGGCAGTTAGTGCAATCTTTGTGGCTTTGGATAATCCGTTTAAATAAAGTACAAATCGTATTTTTAACTCTTCGTCGCTTTCCGCGTCCGCACCGTTTGTAAAAGCGGAAGGATTGGTCACAGAATCAATGTTAACGATAACGCTTTGTATCGTAGTAATCTGATTCGCTATAACATTTCCAACAGTTCCCGCCGTTGTCGCGGTGACTGGTACTGAAATGCTTGCAATGCTGGCTGGTAGCAAATAGGCATTTAACGATGAATTGTAATAGGGATTTCCCGTATCTATACCCACCGAATAACTCACCCCATTTGTCACAGATGAAACTAATGCGCCTACATTTATTGTTGCCTGTAAATTTGCTGTGTATCGACTTAACGTTACATTTCCAGTTGCTGGCGTTGCAGGGTTTCTTGTTAGTCCAAATTGCTCAACAAATGTGTCAACATCATTTCCAGTGCTCGTTGTTAGACGAGTGACATCTAGCAATGTCTGCGCCGTTGACTCAAGCCATAGCGCATTACCCGAATTACTTTCAATAATTGCGCGTAATACCGAACCAACACTAAAATCTAGGACGACCTTTGAAGACGCCTGCAT